CCAAGGCAGAAATGTATAAACTACCTGCCATTTATGTTGGCGCATATGCAGAAAAGGATGCTGAACTTACATTAGAACTTTGGCAAGAACTTAAGAAAGAAATTTTACACCAAGATATACAATCTATTTTTGATTTAGAGACTGAACTATTTCCTTGCCTCGTCGATATGCGGTTTTTAGGAGTTCGTGTAGACGTAGAACAAGCTCACAAATTAAAAGAAGAACTACATAAAGAAGAAAAAGAATGCCTATTACAAGTAAAAAAAGAAACCCAAATAGATGTTCAAATATGGGCAGCGAGATCCATTGCGCAAGTTTTTCAAAAACTAAACCTACCCTATGACTCAACCGAAAAAACAAATTCTCCATCATTTACTAAAAACTTTTTACAGAATCACCCCCACCCACTGGTGAAACGAATAGCCCGAGCCCGTGAAATAAATAAAGCCCATACCACATTTATTGATAC